GGGCCGTCTTTCTAGCGACTTGTACAGTTGTTGGAAGGATCATGTGCGAGTACTCGGGAGATCACGAGCCAGAGACATAACGGGTCTCGAACCTGTTGCGTTTCGCCATCTAGGCGCAGTACTACTAATACTTTATTGCAAACTACAACACGTGATCTCCTGAGAAGTGTGCTTCAGTTAAAAATAGGAGTAAAACGTAAATTGTGCATGAGGAGTGTATTGCGTTATTGGGTGAAGAGCGGCGTGACAGGGCGTGTGACTTACTGATAATGTCTTAATCGTGTTTTTATAATTTCTTTAGATTCTTAACTTCAAAAGTTTAGCAAATAAAACTATTTCATGTTAAATTATAATGTTTTCAATGAATACATCAAACGAGTACAAGAACAAGGGATCGAAGCAGCCTATGTTTGGTTCTATGAACTCGAAGACTTTGGTGGATGGGAAGTTACAGCAGAAGGAGCAATATCGCCAGGAAGCTATGGACACACTGGACAAGTCGGGTGTCAATGTCGAGACTGTGTCGACTATAGGTCAGAGACGGGATACGACACCTATGAACAGGGTCCACGTGCCTCCCAATGGCCAAGGAACACCAGGTATGAACAAGGGAATGTCGTCACAAATGCGGATGAATCACTTTGTAACAGCAGAAACGGGAAAGAACCTGTTGGATCTAAAAAATTACAACTCTATGATGAAAAAGTCGGGCAAGCCGATGAAAACGATGGAACACGTAAAGTCTTTGCAATCGCACAAATCCTCAAAACCTCAAACGTTTACGACAGAACAAAGAATGTCAGACGTCTTGAAAAAGGATTGGTCCGCACCCAAAAAGAAGGATTTGATCAATCAGAATTGGGTATCTTACAAACCATCATCAGAATACTCTATATCGCAGGCTCGCTCAAGAAGCTCGAAGTACGGTCCGCGGCTGACAGAATTGAATGCAGATGCACGACCACCTACGATAAGAAGTGGAAAGCAGAGTGGGCAGAATCGATCGAACTTTCGAGGTATGACAATAGGTTCATTGCCTCACCCGAGCTATCAGAGAGATGGTACTCAGAGGTCTTCGATTATATCGAATCAATCGAACAAAAGGAAAGAAGCGGAGATTATGCCGCCTTCTACAAATGTTTTCAAGAAGATGAAGGCTTCAGAAGCTGGCAGCAAGAACAATTTCGACAGTTTCTTGAACAGTCTGTTCACCAGCGATGCAGCGGACAGAGAAAATGCGATTCTTTCGACGAGAAAGAAATACATCAATCAACTGGACTCTTCAATGGCAAGATTACGAAATATTCCAGCACAAGTTCTGACTCCGGAGAATCGATTGAGGTTGTCAATGGGAATGAGCAAAGTGTTGGAAAATATGTTAAAGCTCGCAAACTTGGAAAAAGAAGCAGACGCCTCAGGCGACTCCAAAATTAGATCTGAATTTAGCAACCCAACTGATACATCATATACTGTCAAAGATTTCGTCGACGCAAATAAACAATATCTACAAGAACTCGCAGTGAAGTCTAAGATTGTAGCTGGTGATAAAGCCGTTTTGAACGCTCTATCTGGGTTTTCGGCGAATTCACTGACTAATTCTTTGGCCAATATGGTGATGTCGGCTTTTGGTTTTGATAACGCAACACCAAAGGTCATGGATTTAGCTAAGAAGTTGAAGCTTAAGTCAACTGATATAGCTCAAAACGAGATATTAGATCGTTCATTTTGGCAGAGAATGTCAAATATAGTTAATGCGGCTAAAGACTCATCAACTGGAAGAATTGCTTATGAAGGACTCACATCTTATTTAAATGATTTTAAAGATAAAATGAAAGATGGTGTTTCGCGTGATTTAATAGATGGTATGGCAAAAGATGCTTTTATGGCATTCATCAATGCACGCGGAGATGGTCGAGCATGGATTGAACAATTGACAAAATTTCCATGGGCTGTTCTTGCTGGTTGGGTTGGATCATCAGCTAGCGAAGCTAAGCCAAAGGAAGAATTTTATGATAAAGTGTCTGAAATTGTAGAGCAAGGTCAAAATCCTGATTTAGTGAGTTATTTTAATTCACCATCGTTTAAACGTCTTTGGATGAATCTGGATGAATATCAAAGAGTAGATATGAATAATGAGATTGAAAAGGCATTAAAAAAGACTGGTAATATTGAATATAAAGATTGGGAAAGTTTTCTCAAATCAGCAAAAGTTGTAAAAGATCTAGAAGATAAAGCTGAAGCAGCAAAGAGAGGTGATTTTAGTTCTGATATGTCTGATATAAGTAAAGCTGGAACTCAGTTGCAAGCACCTAATATCGATTTTGGGCAAAATGCCTTACAGGATTACTTACCCAAGGGTATGGTATTATGGCCAAAAAAGACTGATAAAGACATATTAGAAGAAAAAATGTTAGAAAAAGAAAAAGACGCAGTGATGAGCAATCTATCGAAAGCAGGCGATTCGACGAAAGCATTTTCAACTGAAGTTGGATTTCCTGATCGTTACAGAAACGTAGTAGAAGTTCAAAAAGACTTACTTTTAGCGCCCCCCCTCCAAAAATCTGAAAATGAAACGCTATTAACAAGGGTAAAAAGAGCAGATATAGATACAAAGTACTTAGGTGACGGTCCAGGCGATAAGAATCTAATGGATTTGCTTGATGCAGAAGAAGTCACTAAAGTAGATGCTGAAAGAAGAACAGCTGAAAGATTGGACCAACAAGATATTATGGATGTGACTGATGCAGCTCAAACAGCAGCGTCAGATTTGTCCAACTCGCTAACCACAAGATTGTTAGCACTGGTCGGAACACACGAACAATTTCTGGTCACTATGCGCGTGTACCCGATTGATTCAACAAACTGGTTAGATTGGAATAAACAAAGAAATATTAATGATACGGCGAGTAGATTTGTATTTGATAATGTTACACAAGATTTATTACTGGAGCCAAGGACAAGCGGTTTCTTTAATGTGTCTGGTGGACAATGGCGAAATGGAATATCCGGCGAAGACGGTGCCAGATGTCGAGGTATGTTGGAAACATATAGAGTACGTTTACATTGTTTGGGCAATGGTGCGGAATTGATACCAAGTCAAGAGACTACTGATATGACTACAAATTTTAACGGTGCAACAATTGTGACTGCATCAAGTGCTCTGAGGATAAGTAACGATACCTGGGATGCGATGTTTGTAGCGCAGTTATTGACAAACTCGTATCCTTGGACAGTCAGTTCTGAAGGTAGAAGCAATGCGTTATCTTTATTTAAATTGCTTGCATACACAAAACAATTATCTACTGTGTGGTGTTATGAAAACACAGATGAAGTATGCTTTCAAGCAAGTTATCCAACAGGCGGAATACAGTTTGATGATAATATACCGAACTTTCCGCTTACTGCAGATAGGACAGCAGCTGACTTGGCTTTCAAGTATGCAGTTACAACATGGAGAGATGTTATTCGACATCTTTCTTCTCAACAAATGAAAGGCAGCGGTCCTGGAAACGGCAAATTGTGGGAATCCGAATGGGGCTGGCAGAATTGGGGATCTTCATGTGCTGTTGTTTTTTTGGATAACGTTACCAGAACTGATTGGCGCAAAGTAGTTATGCGTACTCTCACTAAATTGGCTTATCCATTCAATATTGTAAAATATAATGCGAATCTGAGTATGTATAGTTCTAACGGCACATGGGTTAATATAACTGGAACAGAAACGTACGTACCTCGTTCAGGATTGGTAGAAGTAGATGGTCCGAAATATCGTGTATTATTCGTGTTGTTAGAGAGTGACGATAGTTCGACTGCTAAAGTATCTGTTTCTAAGGACGTTGATATAGATCAAACTACGAACAACGTATATGGTACTAACACTATAACGTTAACGAAAACAGCCTTTAGAACAGCATACAGATTATTGCATATGCAAGATGCATGGCTTAATAATTGGTTGTTTGAAATGAGGCATTGGAAAAAGACATATGGTAATTATTCAGATTGGTCAATTGCGCACAGAATGTTAGCAGATATCGCATATTTATATAGACCAATGCTAAATGTAAGGACAGCTGATTCAGCTGGTCAAAAGCCGTATGTTTCTGGCTGCCAATTTACAAATATAAAATTACCACCTGGAGGATCTGGTACAAGTGTAACAACACAAACGAGATTGCCGAGTTGGGCAAATACAAATAGTACTGATATGTTTACAGCTAGTGATATAACTACGCGAAATGCACTACAAATCGCGTATGATATAATAAAAAATGAGACTGCAACGGGTTTCCTTCCTATGTTGAGATTGACAGAAGATGCTGTATATGCAGGAAATAATAACGGTGCTTGGACAAAATGGTTTGTAGCTAGAGCTAGCATGGATAATGTAGAACATGATTCAGAAATATGTGCATCACATTCTATGTGTAAAGAAAATGAAATAACAAACTTTTTGCTAGAAAAAGGGTATTACATAGTTAAAGAAGAAGCGAATTTAAAGGATTATGCATATTTGTTCCAATTTGGTGAAGTGATAAGAGATATGTCCTTGAAAATGGCTAGTGCATATGATTTATCCATGCTGGCACTTGATATTGGTCAATCAGAGCATCAATATTTAGACTTAAACACATCAGAATACGATGCTTCAGTGCCAGGCGGCATTAGTGGTAAAAGGAATGCATTGGATTGGTTTAGAGGGCATAAAACTAAAGTGGCTGATTTGATTCTAAATTCAGGAAGTCAAGGCACATTTATCATGACAAGCGATTCGCATTCTGAAAGAATGCGCGACGGATGGCAATGGCGAGCAGGCACACGTTGGGGATTGACAAATGCATATAATAAAGTGGCTGAAGAGTGGCATGCTACATCTGTTAATCAGCGAGTATCACTATTATTTATAAATAATTATTTTGATGATCCTTGGAATTTAACAAATCCGATATTGGATTTATCGCCGTTAAAAAATGATAAACGATCAATTAGATTTGAAAGGGCCACAATCACACAAGAGAGATTTATGAACACAGATGTTGATTGGGCAATGGAGCCAATAAAAAATTGGTTTGCTGCATCGAAATGTCAATTTGTTAATGACATAAATGATACAACCAAGGTTAATTCATTAGATGTATATGTGTTCACTGATCGTGCAACTACAATTTATAAGCATTGGTTTCCATTATTGTATTGTCCTGGTGAACTAAACGTCAGACAAAAACTCAGAGCTGAATTAGGGAATAATGTCCCACTAGACGGCAATATTTGGAATAACTGGCCCGCTGGTTCTTTGTTTAGAAGAGTTGGAAATTTTACAGGAAGAGGCAATTTAGCTCTCATGACTATGGTGGTAAATAGCGATTTATACAAACCGAAGGGTACGAATAGATACAAAATGATTTATGGAACAACAGGATTGTCAACAGTTTACGATGAAGATAACTACTTCATGAGTGTTGGAGCAATTAGAGAATTTCGGAGTTATCAAAGCATACTTGATGCCATTTAAAACAGTCACTGATCGTAAGATCAAACTGTTGGTAACTAATAAAATGGTCGAAATTCAATTTAACAATAAACTTATTAATAGACAAAATAATATAATTAACAATAAATTTATGATTGATCAAGTCTATTCAGAACTATTTAATACTGAAGACTTTGATTTTAGTAAAGTAACTTTAGAAACTGTATTAGTAACTAGTTTTGTAAATGTAGATGATATGAGAAATATTTTGCGTACATTTTATGATTTAGTTTCTCCTGATCTAACAATGTCTATAGCATTAAAAGAATGTATAGATGAGTATGGTTTACAACCTATTAACGAAAACAAAGATATTAAAGAATTTGCCTATAACGAACATCTTGAATTATTAAAAAATGATTCTTATAAGATATTTATTCAAAATTGGTATAATCACCCGCTCTTGTGTTTAACATTCGGATTTTATGAATCACTTTTAAGTGATGAACAACGCTCCGTTTTGAGAGCAATAGCCGACGTTTTGGACATAAGGTGGGCTGATTACACAATAGGATATAATAGACTCAAATCTTTGTCAACAAAAATTAAGAAAATAGGGTTTAGATGGAGGAAAGATTGGTCATTATTCTGTGACTTGCATATGCTTTATGGATTTAATATCGGAATAAAGCTTAGTGCAGAACAGAAGGATGAAAAAATACTAAGTTGGTTTACAAATAAAAAAGTTAATATAAGTAATTACAAAAATATACGTTATGAAAGTGATTTTAAAACAATGTTAAGATCATTAGTAGGTGTGATAAATATAGATAAAGACAAGAATATACGTCAGTGGGCCGATAATCCAGAAAATTGGGTTAGTAGTGGTTCGTCAAAAAAGGAAGTGGTTAAATTGATAGATAGGAAAGATAAGATAATAGTAGATAGTAATAACAAAAAGCCTGCTATAGCTTTGAACACCACTACAGACGGATTACTGAGTAGGCTATTAGATAAGAACACAGATGAGGCGTATACTATAGAGACTAAGATAGAGGTAGGTGGTAAGGGGCGAGTCATTTGTGCAGCTCCTGCCACCAATAACTTAAGGCAAGACTATCTTAGCTATTTATTTGAAAAAGAATTCAAAATTGAGACAGCTCCTTTGTTTATGTCAAATAAAAATACATTTAAAATGTACCATGAAGGAAGTCAACTATTGCGTGCTAAAACGTGGTCAGTGCCGTTGGATGCGGATAAATTTGATCACAACGTGTATACTAGTGAATTGAACGCAATTTTTGATATATTTGACGAGATATTAAAATCTAACAATCGAGGTGATATAGACTTGGAAGTGATGAGATTAATTAGGAAAGATTATTTCGGTAAAGTCCGCTCTCAGACTGGTAAAATTACAAGACTAGAGCACGGTTTGCCTAGTGGTATCCGTTGGACTAGCTTGATGGGTTGTTTAATAAGTATTACGCGGGCGAGATTAGTAGAAAAAATCGCAACAGAACAGTTTGGAGTAAGAAAGAACAAGAGGATTTGGACATTTGGCGACGATATCCAAATGTTTAATGATTCTTTGTTAAGTTGCGTTACTCAAGTATATTTATTTGACGCTTTGGCACTTCCGGTTAATGCACTTAAAAATATCATAACGAATAGATTCGGTGAGTTCTTAAGAAATATTATTACAGAAGAGGGTAACCGAGGTTATGCTGCACGAAAAGTGTGTAGTATATTATTTTATAAACCCGGGTATAACGAGAACACTAAAAGTGAATTGTGGAATGAAACATTTACTAATATATGGTTGCTGGGCAACAGATTAATATCTCACGCCAAGATAGAAGAGTTGTTAAACTATATAATAGGTAGTAAATACTTATCGTTAGAAAAAGCTTTTGGTGGAATACACGGTACGGGTGCATATTCAGGGTTTATAAAAGAGTTTAAACAACAGTTTCCGAGATACACTCTAACTAGTAATGATTTGGGATGTTATACTACGAAATTTATTAACTCACTTAAACTAGCCGACATAGACATAGACAATGTAAAGGAAAAGTTAGCTTTGATGGTAACACCTAAAATGCATAGTCAGTATCTAATTAAAGAGACTGTAGATGAATATGTTTATGGAAAAATGAATAGGAGAAATTGGGATATATTGCCATTAGTTAGGATAAAATTTGAATATTATAGTGTTGATATGAACAAGTATGATAATATTTTTACAGACGAGGTAATATCTTATATTGTAGATAATTATAAATATGAGAAAGCAATTGAACTTTTATTCAATATTGCTAGTGATAAGTGTAAAAATACTTTTCATTTATTACGTAAACACTGGACTCGTAGAGTCAATTACTTATATGTAAAGGGGAAACTAAAATGGGTATTCAAATCATACCCTGGTTTTACTGACAATTTTATTAGTGTAAACTTTGATGACGCGATCAACATAGCATGGTCATCAAATGCGACAAGAAGAGTATCTTTAAATGATAAGATGACTCAAAATGATTTTAAAAATTTGAATCAAAACGCAATAATTATCATGAATCGATATTTACAGAAATTAGTTGATGCTAAACTTATATATTAATTTTGCTTGAAATAAATTATATAAAAGAAGACTTTTTTCTATTTTCATTCTTATAAACTGCCGAGCGAGGGGGAGATGAGTGATGATGTATTAGCACGTGCTTGTACAAATACTAGCTCTTCTTCGTAACTCGTACGGAAAAAATCCGGGGAACCGGTGCGGAATTGGTTGAGGCGGAGGCGATCCTCCAGTCC